ATTGACCAAACTTCGGTCATTACAACTAATCCTACGCAGCCGAATTTTTGTCCGATAATAGAAAATCGCTATTTTTAACATAATTTTGATTTTAGGTATTGACAAAAGAAAACAAATTTGGTAAAATATAAATCGGCAACTTTATGTGGGTGAATTTGAAAAAGTGTAATTATGGAAATAGAACAAACAATAATAAGTTTTGTAATATTGATAGTGTTTTATTGTTATTTGCTTATCAAATGGCGAAGATGAAACAGAAACTTTATAAAGTGATATCGACTGAAAACCACAAAGCATTTTTTACAACACGGAAAGAGGCCGAGAAATATATCCGGCACGTTAAGAAACAAGTAAGTGCGTTTACGGAGTTTAGGATATATGAGGTAGAGAAATGAAAAAAGTAAAAACCCAGAACGGCAAAAAACCTACAGATAATAGTTATCAAGGGCTAATTCGTAAAGTACGTTATCTTGATAAACACATCACAGAATTGACTAAAAGCCGAAATAACTTAGTTGACCAGATTAAAGTATTGTATCACAAATCAGATGAGAACATCGAATTTGAACTTAATAAATTGAAAGGGAAGTAAAATGAAAAAGTATTTAGTAAAAGAGCATTTTGTTACTACAGTTGCAATTGAGGTTGAAGCCGAAAATGAAGATGATGCAAGAGAAAAACATATCAAAGCGGTAGTAGCTTTATCCGATAATGAGTATGCACGTCAAGTGGCTCATAATTGTTCTACAATAGACTGGGATATAAAGGAAATAAAATGAGAACAGCACACTTGCGAATAGATAAAAACGATAAACAATCTCTGCAACGTCCAGCTTGGACACAGGCCGATTTACACGCTTATCGCCACAGGTACATCGGCGGTAAGATTGGCATAATCGAAAACTATTTTGTGAAGTCAAAAGGATTGGTTAGGAAATGAAAAATAAAGATATTGATGGTTGGGTTGTGCTTGAAGGTAAGCCAGTTTTTACTGGTAGAACCCGTAAACAAATACGAAAATTCATCAAGCATAACAAAAAAGAACGTGGGAAAAATTTTCGCTACATAGGCAAATGTGTTGGTGGTTTTCGTAAGATTATTTTAGATACATAAATGAAAAAGCTAAAACCACAAGAAGCTATCCAAAAAGCACAACAAATAGCTGATAAATATACTTGTTCGTATGGTGGATTTAATGCTGAACGTATTTTGAAATTAGCTTGGGAAAAAGTCAGAGCAAAGAATAAATTATTGAAGGAAAAATATGGCGACCGAAAAAGAACTTAAAAAATATGAAAAGTTTGGGAAAAAATATATCTATATAAGTTTAAACAATGAAATCTATCCTAACGATGATGTTTCCCGAAAGTTTTTACTTGCAACTAAACAAGAACTTAAACAGCTTAATAAATTGACTAACAACCGGATAAAATTATTTGATAAAAAATATTGTCCAAAGGGATGGGCAGGCTATGAATAAAAAAATATTTGACAATTTTATAGAAAAAATTACAAAAATCGCAAAGAAACGTCAAGTTGATTTATTACTTTACATAGATGAACGCCAAATGTTGTCATTTTGTGAAATCAGGCCGAAATGTAGAATAAAACACCGAGTGTTTATGCTTGGAGTTATTGAGGCAAAAGGAAACTATCGAGAAAAGATTGGAGATTAGGAAATGAAAAAATATAAAATAACAATACATTCTGACGACCTTGAATGTATAGTAACTGCAAGTGATGAAGAAAATGCGGAACAACAATATCTCAAAGGTGAAATTGACGAATGGCTTGCTGGCTCGGAATTTGAACAGTCTGATATGACAATAGAGGAAATTGAAATTGGTGAACACGGTTTTGAGGACGAAGAAAATGAAAACACGATATAGCTTTACAATTACGCTTGAAGGTACAGGTGAAACACCTGAACTGGCTTGGGAAGATGCTACACTCAATCTTGCTTTACACGGTAATGAAATGCCAGAAGATTATTTAGAAGTTGAAAGTGAGGAAGAATAATGAATTGTCCAGAATGTTGTACCTACATGGAACGATTGTCTACGGATAGTAGACAGGAATGGTGCAGAGAAATCTACTATTGCCCTGAATGTGATAAAGAATATAGTCGATTGACTACTTATAAGCAGCAATCAGCATTGGTTGAAAGTGATGAATGGGAAAACAATGACAATTAAAAAATTATCTTCATATTTGGCTGCGTATATCTTGTACGAGAAATCAGACACACTGGAAAAGCCAGAAACTGAAAAGGGTTTCAGAGAAGCTCTTGGTGAGGTTATAGAGGAAGGAATCAAGACGTTTGAAACGAAACATAACTTGAAAGTGGAGATTAAGAAATGAGAATATTATCAGATGCTGATAGACTTGAAATCGCTGTGAATTTGTTGGACAAAACAGGACTTGATGAGTACAGAGCCAAATGTGAACGCAGGGAAAAGGAAATGACACTGTTAGAATTAGCGAAACAATACAAACACGATGTAGAAGTACGGATAAAATGTATTGAAGGAAAGCGGGATAATTTAGACCCCATTGAATTAGCACCATATTATCAAGAGGCCGTAAAAGATTGTGATACTCAAATAGCTCATTGGAAGGCAACATTGGCGATAATACGAAAGACTATCGAAGAAAGCGAGGAATTAGAATGAAAAAGAAATTGGTAGATTACTTGGCTGCTTATCTTGAACACGAGATAGAACTACACGGCAATATGGATGTAGTCGATAATTTTGACACATATATTGACAATGGACTCGAAGCATTTGAATCAACTGAGCAGATGGTGGTAGATGTGCGTCCAGAATGTCCGTTAGACACAATCACAGATAATGCACTTGAGGACGAAGAATGAGGCCACTCAAAGGAAACAAGAAACGCCGCAGGGCACACAGGCAAAAAAAGCAACGGGAACGCTTGGTGCGTCTATCCGGCAAGAAAGGAAAACTGTAAAATGAAATATCCAGAAATAGTAGCAAAAGCAAAGGAAACAGCAAAATTGACTAATATGCGACAAATAGTATATGAATGCCGAGCGAAAGTATACCCGTTCAAAAAGGGTTTTGGCTATTGCAGACAAGTTGATTTTAATCTTTATGTAGAATCAGGAGAATATCCATTGATTAGACTTTTATTGATTTTACCAAATGGGATTATTGTCCAATAGTTCCAAATTGTATAAACGGTACAATTGCTATAGGCCGTACAACACGGCCTATTTTTTTATCCAAATTGTAAAATCTTTTTGATTTTTCTGGTAAAAATGGTATAAATCGTAGTTACCGCAGTATATAGGTGGAAGGACAGTTTTTAATGACGAAACGAGTAATCAGTAAATTTGAGGAAAAAGTTATACGGCTGTGTCATCACGATTTTGAAGGACTAACACAACAAAAAGCAGCAAAACAATTACAATGTTCACAAGCACTAATCAGTCGAACTATTTCATGTTTGAAGAAAAAAGTACCACAATTGTTTCCTATTTTAACAAAAAAGCAGATACGCCTTCGGGATTACATTATTAAAAATGGTTTAACCCATCAAGAAATTGCTATGCTTTTAGGTGTGTCGAAGGATACGGTTGATTCAAGAATAATGGCATTGAAGGCCAAAGGTGTATGTTTTGAGAAGCCACGTAAAATGTTACAATATGAAAACTGGATGGACGGTAATATAAAACAGAAATTTTAAATGAAAACCTATACTTTACTTATAGATGATATAAGAGAAATACACGCTGACTATGTAGTTAGGTCTAAAGAAGCGGCAATATATTTCTTTCTTTGTTTTGAAGATGTAGTAAAGTTTGAGAATGTATATTTGGATTTTGATTTGGGTGATGGAACTGGACTTGAAGTTTTAAAGTACGCATTTTCCAAAAATGTAATTATGAAAAATATATATTTAATTACAATGAATCCTGTAGGTCGTAAACAACTTGCTAATTATCTTATTGAACAAGGATACCATGAAGTTGATGAATCACACTATACTCTCTAAGGCCAACTGTGGAGACGCAGATAAGATACATAATTTATAAATAACTGGACAGTCCGGTTGGCCTATTTCTTTGAAGGTGAAATGATTGATTTAATAGCACAGGTAGGTATAACTTTATTTGGTATGTCGGCTGTGATTTTAGCAGCATTTAAAGAAGAAAAAATCCGCAAATGGGCATATGTTTGCGGTTTGTTATCTGAACCTTTTTGGTTAATAACACTTATTTATCATCAACAATGGCTGATTTTATTTACAGTAATGGGCTATACTTATGGATGGGGACATGGATTTTATTTACATTGGATAAAAAAGTAAAAGGAAAAAATATGAATGTAAAAATATTACATAGCGATTGGCCGCATAAAATAAAAATGGGTGAAATAAGAGAAGCATTTCAAAAATCTAATTGTGAAAATTACTTCATAGAAACTCCAGATTTTCCAGAAGGATTATGCTTTTACCCAGATGAAGTTGAAATAGTAAATGAAGAAAATATGGATAGTATAGGCGGAATTAAAGTAGAATCAGGCGAAAAACGAGAATTTAATACTGGAGCAAAAAAACAAGCGTCCGCAGGCAAGGGAACTCCGGTCTTATTTCCGCCTGATGCTTATTTAGAAATTAGTAAACATTTTGAAGAAGGTGCATTTAATTGTGGTTATGGCCCTCGTAATTGGGAAAAAGGGATTCCTTTATCAGAGCTTATAAATAGCCTTGAACGGCATATCGCACAAGAAAAGATGGGATTAATAGATGAAAGACACGACAGGGCACTTGCTTGGAACGCTGTTGTATATCTGGCTACTAAATTGCGGATTCAAGTAGGTATTTTACCCGCTGAATTAAATGATTTGTATGGAGCTTATGGGAAAATACCTATTCCAGTAAGGTTACTCGATATGTATTGTGAAAAATGTCAGGAAAAAATCAGAAATGCTAAAAACGGCGAAGCAGTAGCTATTTGTAAAAAATGTGCTAAGTTATAATAATAGGAGGTAAAAAATATGCGTTTCTACTTCTCGCACTCTATTCGTGGAAAATATGGTAAGGATGCAACATCAGCACAAATGAAGAAAAATTGTGATAAAGCTATTTTAATAGTTAATGTTCTTCGAGCTACATTCCCTTCACAGGAATTTTATATACCAGCAGAACACGAGGACTTCGTTGGCATAGCGTACCATGAAGGTTATTTAACTGAACGACAGGTGCTTGATGTTGATTGTAAGATCATTGATAACTGTGAAGGTGTTATTATTTATGTGCCTGAAGATGATAAGTTACAAGGCGGGCGACTCGTGGAATATGACTACGCTAAATTGCGTGGTAAATTTGTTTTTATATTCAGTGGTATCGAAGATATAATTAACCGATTGGCACAATATATTTTACGGAGCTAAAATGGAAAGACCAACCTATAAATCAATTCAAGAAGCTGCAAAGAAATCTAAACGAGCAGCTATAAAAAGTAGTAAAGAAAAATATCTTTATCTATTATCATTAACATCAGGACAGTTGAAAAGAATACCTGAAGAATTTTTACGTGAAAGTGGTTGTGCAATATGTATACGACATACTAATAGCTTAACTAATAAACTTAGAAACAAATGTCCTTTCAAATTAAATTGTTACGGCAATTGTATTAAAGAATGGGTAAAAATGTATAAAGCATGGGACGTTCATTGTACAGTAACTTATACTGATGAATATTATTATAAATTTATAACTTATGCCGCTAAAATATATCTGAAACTTTTGGAGCTATGAAATGAGTCGAGTTCTCATAATTGGTGATGTTCACGAGCCAGTTTCACGCAAAGGCTATTTGCAATTTTGCAAAGACATGAAGAAAAAGTGGCGTTGCAGCAAGGTAATTTTTATTGGTGACTTAGTTGACTGGGCAGCAATCAGTTTCCATTTATGTAACCCAGAGGGACATTCGCCAAATGATGAATTCAAATTGGCATTTTCTAAGGTTCAAAAATGGTATAGAGCATTTCTAAATGCTACGGTGATAATCGGAAATCACGATGCGAGGCCAAAACGTGTAGCAGAGTCGGTAAACATACCCGCAAAATTTATTCGTGATTATGCCGATTTGTGGGAAACACCTAAATGGAACTGGACACAATCAATTATTGTTGATGATGTATTCTATTGTCATGGACATAAAAAAGGCGGCGGTAAAACCCCGGCCTGGAACCTGTCTCAAAAGATGGGTATGTCAGTTTGTCTCGGCCATTATCATAGTCGTGGTGGTATCAACTGGTCAGCTAATCCACTTCGGCGATGGTTCGGGATGGACGTAGGCTGTGGTGTAGACGACAAAGCGTATGCGTTTGCTTATGCAAGTGAGCAACCACAGCGATCCATATTAAGTGTGGGTATTGTCATTAACGGTACTCCATACCATGAGGTTATGCCATGTGGTAGGGGTGAGAAATATCACGATTCGAGGTTTAAATAGTGCAATTTAACAAAATAATAAAAGAAAATAATACACTTGACATAGATACCGGATACACAAGAACTATATGGGCTTTTCCCTTACAAATAGCTATTCAGCATATTTTAAAAGGTGAAGGTATGCCAATAAATCTTATTGGTTTTGATATATAATTTTTCTGCTTCTATTTTACTGTAAATTACTGGTATGAGTAAACGAACAGCTAAAACTCCAAAGAAAAGCCGCCATCAACGTAAAATGGAACGGCGTAAACTAATTAAGGGACTCCGTGCAGATCCCAGGGGCGGGTACAAGATGGGCAAGATAAGAGGTAGGTGACGTGGGCAAGGGTGATAAGCGTAGACCATGTTCAATTGGTAAAGAGGAAAAAGTTATCCGTGATGCTTTAATGTGGGGCAAGATTACTCGTGAAAAATTCGATAAAGAATATGAGAAACTCATGGACGAAGGGAAGATTACACGAAGTGGTCAAGTAGTGAAAAGGGAAAAGACATGACAAGAACCAACTCCTTCAGTGACATAAACCATTATCAAGCAAAAACGCAAATCAAAGAACGCTTTAATAAAATTCTTACTGATTTGCAAAAAACAGTTGAGCAAAATGGCTATGCTGTTCAGGCTGTGCAGCGTTTTCGTGGGTGCCTTGAAAATCCGGAGAATAGTGATGTTTCAAGGTTGCCGGTTTTCGCTCCCGTACCGGCTTGTCCGAAACCCAATAAAATTTTATGTGTTTTACATCTAATCAGCTATACGGTACAATTATATTGGGCGTTCTGTGCCAGTGGGCAGAAGCACAGAGAATCACTTACCGGCTATTTAACCAGTCTTGAAATTATTGTTGAAAAAACCCTAAAACATTTAAAAGTAGTGGAAGTACCATCTTCTCTTGGGTACAGGTTAAAGGGGATAGAATAATGCCATATATTCCAGAACATCTTAGGGAACGATATAAAAGATTTCTAAAACTCATAGAACAAACCATGACTCTTGCTCCTGGGCATTTGAACTATGTTATTTCAAAATTATGCCATATTTACATTTTACGAAAAGGGAGTGGAAGTACCATCTTCTTTAGCTATAAGGTTTTGAACGAAGTTATCGGTGTTCTTGAATCAGTCAAACAAGAATTCTACAGAAAAGTGGCTGCACCCTACGAGGATAAGAAAAAAGTTGAAAATGGCCCTGTGAGTGAATTGGATAAATGACCTATCAAGAAATTCTTAAATCCGTTGGTTATCCACCTGAAGTTCTGGTCTTGGACTTCGAGACTTACTTCGACAAGGAATACTCCCTATCTAAAATGTCCACGATAGAATATGTCCGGGATCCGAGGTTCGATTTCACTGGATTGGGAATTGGTTGGCTTAATGATAATGCCCCAGAGTTTCATTTTAAGCCAGCCATATCATTTGTAATTAGAGATTTACAGGATCATTATAGAGAAAATCTCGAACAGATCACAGTTGTAGCCAAGAATTGTAAGTTTGATATAACCATATTATCTACTAAATTCGGTATTATACCACCATATATAATTGATATTGACGATTTACTCCGTTATTATGATGCTCGAATGTCTCATCATATGAAAGATGTAGCTCCAATGTTCGGGCTGCAACCAAAAGGTGATACTAAACAATTTAAAGGATTACATTATGAAGAAATGGATAAAGACACAAAGAGCAATCTTAAGGATTACGGTCTTTTTGACATTAGCATTGAATCCGGCCTGTTCAAAATTCTATTACCTAAAATTACGAATCCTACAATTGAGCTTCTTATTGCTCGACATACTCTTGACTTATACTTACGACCCCATTTTGCGTTTGATTTTAAAAAAGCGGGACGATTAGAAGTAAATATGCAAATAGAACTTGAAAAAGTTTTAGAAAAAGTATCTTGGGTACAAGCGTATGCCTAAAAAAAGTACCTTAACTATTATCAGAAGCAATAAATTATTTACGAAGATTTTACAAAGTATTCTTCCTGCTGGTGAATCAGTTCCCATGAAACAAGGGAAAAATGAAATGATCCCTGCATTAGCTAAAACAGATGAGGAATTTCAACAACTACTGGTACATCCATGTCAAGAGGTACGTGATCTTTGCAATGCCAGATTAATGGCAAAAAGTTGGCCCTCTCATATCAAACGAATAGATAATATGGCTAATCAAGCTAATGCTTCCAATGGCTTACTCCGTGTTCCTTTGCATTATTATGGTGGACATACAGGACGATGGAGTGGTGGAGAAGATATTAATCTTCAAAATCTTAGTGGCCGAGGTAGAGCAGGACAAGGCACACATCCATTGATCCAACAAATGAGAAGTTTATTATGTGCTCCAGATAAGAGTATTTTAGGAATTGCTGATTCTGCTCAGATTGAAGCCAGATTATTAGCCTGGTATGCTGGTCAAAATGATTTAGTTGATGGTTTTGCAAAAGGTGAAGATATTTATAGCACTTTTGCTACTGAGCTTTTTCAATGTTATGTATATAAAGCATTAGAAGATGATCCTCCACTTATTAAACGAGTAATGAAAATTAAACGTGGATTTGGTAAAGATGCTATTTTAGGTTGCGGATACGGAATGGGTGCAAATACGTTTTATCAACGATGTTTAGCAAATGAGGATCTCCGACCTCTGTTCGAGAGTGGTGAATATAACTATGCTTTTATTGATAGACTAATTAAAACTTATCGTAGTACCTATGCAAAAATTCCTGAATTCTGGGAAAGTGTTGAAAAAGCATTTAAATGGGTTATTAAATATCCATACAAACGTGTTTATTATCGTGAGTGGCTTTACTTTGAAAATAATAATGGTACAGTTCATCTTCAGCTTCCATCAGGACGAAAGCTAACTTATCGCCACTGTGCCCTAAAACACACAACCAAAGGATCACAGATACGATGGCACTGGGGGCATCTATGGGGCGGTAGTATCACAGAGAATATTGTACAAGCTACGGCACGTGACTTATTGGCCTGGTGGATTCTGGAAATGGAAAAAATAAATCTAAATGTAACATTTCATAACCATGATGAAATTATTTGTATGTTACGAGAAAATGATGTATGTGGCTTTGATGATATGCTAAAGATAATGCGTACTGGCCCAGACTGGGCTAATGGTTTGCCGTTGGACGCAGAAGGGTGTTTGAGTAGGACGTATAAGAAATGATGAAATGGATAATTACTCAGTGGTTAAAATGGAAACCACCAAATCTAAAAAGAGCAACTCGTATCAGAAGATACCCATTAGGAACTAAATATGCGGCCCCAAACGGACAAGTATATAGGTATTTAAAGTATGGAAAAACCCGCTAATAAGCCAGAACCAAAGGATCCACGACTAAAACCAGGGGCTGATCTTTGGTGTGCCTCTACTACCAAACGATGCTGTGGCACCTGTCGAACAGTTAATCTGTTTAGAGATAGAGTTAAGTTGAAGATCTGCCCCAGTGCATTTATTAAAGAGGATAAACATGGACGAAAAAAGCGTAGGATTAAAAACAGTAGATAGAGCACTTGCTAAGGCTCTTGGTCGTCATTTTAGCAGGGACAATTGCTGTGGTGTTTTGACTTATGTTTTTAAAGTTTATATAGGCTGTGGATGTTATGATTACTCCTTTACATGTAAGAAATGTGGTAAATGTGTAGTGGCACCGTGTCTATGAAAAATAAAATATTTATTAGCGATTTACATTTAGGTGACGGGTCTAAAACGGACGACTTCCACAAAGATGCGGAATTACTTGGTTTCTTAGACTATGTTGAAAAGACTGATGCTGAGTTAGTACTACTTGGTGATATATATGAACTTTGGCAAGGGCACCTGGATAAAATAATGTGGGCACATAAAGAAGTTTGTGGTAAACTGTTTAGATTATTTCCCCGGAGAGTTTACGGTAATCATGATTACTTACCGTTCAGTAAATACTGGCAAGAAGGATATTATAATGTTGAACAGGGCATTTTTGCCCAACACGGACACCAATACGACATGTTTAATAAGTACAAAAACCCACTATTTGCTCTTAAATGGCCAATAGGAAAATATATTACTGTGCTAATTGCGGAACTTGAACGCTGGCTTCATAAAGATGCAGATGTTTGGTTTGAAAAAATGATAAATAGATATGGTAAGTTTCTTTGTGATGCTGCTATTATACAGAATAAAGCATATAAGTGGCCGGAGCAGTTGCCTGATCTTGAAAGAAACATATATTTACACCTTAATTCTAAGAATTTTTTACGTCATAAAATTATAATCATGGGCCACACCCATCATGCTAATTTAGATTGGCTTTATGGTGGTGGAATTTATGCCAATTGTGGAGCGTGGGTAGATAATGTTCGGCCCACTTATATCTGTGTCACTGAAGAAACAGTTCAATTATGGGATTGGCTGGATCATAAAATTATCAGAGAATTATCTATTAAAAAATGAAACACCAAACCCGTGCTCAAAAATATGCCGATCTCGCAGATGCAATAAAAGCTATACGAGAAAATAAACCAGTGAAACGATCCAGATCAAAAGATAGAAGTATACCTACCCACCCGATTGTACCAGTAACGGAAGGTGTACCAGAGAAATATGTGCTCGAAAAATGTTTAATTTGGCTAAAAAAGAAACAGATATTTCGTAATCGCCACGATGCGGGAACATTTCAGAATATCCGAGGACAATGGGCAACCTATGGTATGAAAGATGCCGGTGATATAATTGGTCTGCTACCTGATGGTAGACATTTTGAAATTGAATGTAAACGTAGTAATGGTGGTCGATTAAGTCTGGGCCAACAGAAACGTATGCAAAAGATCAATGAGAATAATGGTATTTTTGTTGTGGTGCATGGATTAAAGGAACTGGAATATTATCTGGAGCCATATTTAAATGTATAAATTAAAAAGCAAAAGTTGGAAACATATTGTTGCATATTTTATATTCGATTGGCCCTCATTAGTTTTTAGTATTGGGTGGGCAAAAAATGATAAACATTATTTCCAAATAACTGTTGGGCCATTTAAACTTATAATTTATTTTTTGGAGATAAAATGACCTACGAAAATGAATGTAATACTTGTGATGGAACATGGGAAAGTGAAGTAAATGATGAGGCTTGTCCTCATTGTGGCGAGGATGATCTTGCTTTAATTGAAACTGATCCTGTTGAGGAAAATGAATCATGAAAAATTATTCTAAAGAATTTTGGATAAAAAAACATCATATTACTATCGGCACCCACTGGGATGATTGGTCATTGCCATTACGGGTTCGATGGAATAAATGGAAATCACGCATGAATGATTATTATTCTATAGATATTTTTACAGATATTCTTTGTTTTTCACTTATTGTCGAAATATTTAGGGGTGACATATGAAAAAAACATGGAGACTATCAGCTTCATTCATAGCAGATTTTAAAGCATGTCCCTATCGCTGCTATGCTAAATATGTTATGGGCATTATACCCATAGAGGATACTGATGCTTTACGCCAGGGTACCAATTGGCACCGGATCCGGGAAATTATGGGCATGCAACCAGGAACTGTCTGTCCTGAGTGTGCCAACAAGGGTAAAAAGAATTCATTATGTCCCCTTTGCGAAGGTACAGATATTTTACCAACAGAAATGATGGATGCTGTGATCCGACAGCTTAATCAGGCATATGAAACTGTACCGATGTCAAAAACAAAAGAAGAATGGCTCACAGAACGAACAATCCTGCTCTATAGCTGTGCCGGTTATAATTGGCATTATGCTGATGATGAATTCGAGGTTGTGGCTGAAGAAGTTCGATTCAGCATCCCAATACGAAATCCGGTAACTGGCAGAGCATTGCCGAATGTCACGATGGATGGTATGATAGATAAACTTGTAAGAAGTCCCAACGGACTCTATTATGTTGATGAGCATAAATCCACCAGTAAGGCTTTGGATTCTGATTCTACTTATTGGAAACACCTTACTTTAGATACACAAACTCGACTTTATCCTTACGCTGCCCAGGTTTTACAGTTGGCGGGAGATCTCGAACAATATGGTATCAAGGCAACTGATCCGTTGATCTGTGGTGTTCGCTACGATGCGTGGCATAAGCCACAGATCAAACCTAAGAAACTCACCCAGGCTGATAGTAAGAAGTTTGTAGAAACTGGTGAATACATGGGGAATAAGTTTGAATTTCTCGCAGAAGAAGTTGACGGAGTGTGGCCTGGTAAGGGGACAGTAAATGGCGAACCAGCAGAGATCGAACCAGGTGCCAAAGAAGGAACCTTCACCATCAGAGAGACACCAGACATGTACGGTGCCCGATTGCTTGCAGATATTTCCGAGCGTCCTGAGTTCTACTTCGCAAGGAAAGAGATTACCCGAACAGAAGCTGATCTCAAAAAGTTTGAGCAAGAAGTATACAACATGTACCACACGATAAAATTTATGGCTAAGAATGATGCGTGGTGGAAAAATGAGCAGCAATGTGAAGCTACATTTCGGTGTCAGAATATAGATATTTGCTACAATAACGTGGATCTTTCCGATGGTCATGTACCGGATGGATTTAAACTAATTGATTGGAAACAGAAAGAGAGGGATAAAAAGAATGATTAAATTAAGTATTAAAAACGAATCAAATGCAAAAAGAGAAGAATTTGAGGGTACTTTATATCTAAAACAAAATAGTAATGGCGATGTTAATTTAGTAATAGTGGATGCTAAGGATAATATGGACTGGTATATTGCTAAGTTAAAAACTGATGGGACAATTATGAGACACAACAGTTTGTCAGATGATATTGGTTTACAGGTTGATGATAATGGTAGAATTATATTATCAGAGGAAGAATAATGGATAGAAACGATTTTACTACAACTGATTCACGCAAACTCCTGGAGAAAATATTTAAAAAGTATTTTTCTAATTGTGGTTTTGATGGTTTCTTAGTTAAATTGGGTCAACCATTTTTGTTTATGTCACTCTATCACAGATATATAGATGCTGCAATCCATCATGAAGAAATAGAAAAAAACTATTTCGGTTATAAAGGAAAAAAAGGTTCTATAAAAAAGTTAATACAATTACGTTTAATTGGTGCATTACAATCTTTTAAAGATCTTATAGATGAAGATATAAATCATTTAAAGGAGATTAAATAAATGGCAATAGACAAAAAACCAAGAACTAAATTGACAAAACCCAAGATGCCGATGCCAAAAGATCCACCAACAACAGCACCCAAAATTAATTTCACAGTAAAATCTTACGCCAATGTTAAACGTGGCGAGAAGATCGTTGTCTATGGTGACACCGGCATAGGTAAAACTTCACTGGCTTTACTTGCACCAAAGCCTGTGTTTCTTGACCTGGACGAAGGTGCCTTCGAGTTACGCCATCCGGTCACAAAAGAGAAGGTTAATCACATTCCTGGTATCAGAGATTTTAGTGATGTTAGGGCTGCTCTGCAACAAGTAGACTTATATAATGATTACGATACAGTGATTATAGATAATGTCACTATCCTTCAGGATTGGGCCGAGCCTTATGTTGTAGCTACGATCCCGACAGAAAAAGGTGCCAGAGTTACCAATCTTGTAGGTTACGGGTATAACAAAGGCTATAAACATCTTTACGATGTAATGCGTGGGCCACTTGCAGATTGTGATGAGCTTGTTAGACGTGGTAAGAACGTAATCCTAATTGCCCAAGCTGCTTTGCGTAGTGTCCCCAACCCAAGTGGTGAGGATTTCCTTCGGGCTGGACTTAGACTACATGCTGATAAAAGCTGGAACATAGAGTCACTCTATTGTGAGTGGAGTAGCGAAATCTATCGTATTGATTACCTTGATGCTTTTGTAAGCAAGGAAAAGAAAATCAGTGGAAGTCCAACACGGGCTGTGTTTACCCAACCAGAACTCCACTTTCGTGCTAAATCACGGAGAGGTTTAGATCCTATTATTTCTTTTGAGGATAAAGCTGATTCTTCAATTTGGCAATTTATTTTCGGGGGTGAGAAATGATAATAATAAAAAGACCACGCAGTAGCGGAAAAACTACTATATTATTACACTACATGATAATAAATCCAGACACTATCTATGTAGCAAGAAAAGAGGATGATGCTAAACGTGCATTTCGACTATCACAGGATCTTGGATTGAAAATTGATGAAAATAGCTTTAAGAGCATGACTAATCTTAGCAGAATCCCGCATGATATTAAAATTTTAATTGATGATATTGATTGCATTGTTAGGCACCATCCTCTAAGTGGTTTTAAATTAGCGGAACGAGCATATATAGTCACTGTAAGCGAGGGATATAATGCCAGTACAACCAAAGCATAAAGTTGGTCGCAACAAACCGTGTCCTTGTGGATCGGGGCTTAAATCAAAACACTGTCACCAGGATCCAGCCAAAATAGCAATCTGTGAAGCAATAGTTAGAGAAAAAATGTTGGAACTGATCCTACAAGAGAAGCGGAGAAGGGGCATACCTATAGAAGTTGTATGTCCTGATTGTAATAAGACACCTGGGATAATTGAAAATTGTGAGTTCTGTAATCACACTGGAGTGGTAACAGAAAACCAAGTAGTTAAAAGAAAATATGATGAATTATCTGGGGGAAAATCAGATGGCGAGTGAAAGACGAGAATTTGATATTAGCAAAGAATTGTGGCGTGAGTATGATTTTGGCAATCGGATATATAGAATTAACAATCCAGTTACTCTGGTTTTGTTCTTTAGGACTGGGCCTTATACGCCACTTGGATTCGGACAACAAGGTGACACTCACCGAGTAGTAGATAAAGATGGCGTGGTTCATTGTTGCCCACGCCCAGGAATAGATGGGTGTGTAATAAGATGGAAAAATTCAAGTAATAGCAAACCTGTTAATTTTTAAAGGAGATAAAAAATGAGTTTGATTGACAGAGCCGCCACGTTTCGTGGCAAAGTAATTGATCATGGAGTTTCGTTTACCCAAAACGAATTTCCACAGTTTGTTTGTAAATTACAAGCAGTAGAAATCTATGACGATGATGAAAAAGTGTGGGTAGATTGGACTGATATGGCAGATAATGAAATTACTGCTTATCTCGTGCTTTTTGGCAGGAGTGGTGAGACTCTTAATTTCAACCAGGTTAAAAAAGCATTTAAATGGGACGGTGCATCTTTTCAAAGTCTGAATAGTGGTGATTATTCTGAGTTAGGCGTTCAGTTCCGTGTAGAGGAAGATACCTACGAGAACAAAACACGGCTTAAAGTTACTTGGATAGATGAATATGATGCTGAACCTGGCCGTTCAATACGGAAATTAAACCCGGATGAAATGAAGAAACTGGATGCAATGTACGCATCGAAACTCAAAGCTGCTGGTGCAAAAGCTGCTCCGGCGAAAGCTAAAGGTGCAGTATCAAAGAAAGGTGTTAAACCAACAAGTCCGAAAGGGTCAGTAAAGAAAAAAGTTGCTCCGTTATCACCAAAGCCAGCAGCAGCACCAGAACCACCAACAGCACCACCAACAGGGCCAGATTTACCGGCAGGGCATTGTACGAAACAAGAAGCCTGGGATGAAGTTGTTGAATTAAAAGACGATAAAAAAGTTACTGATGAAAGTTTAGCTAAATCCTGGCTTGGTGCTATAGCAAAAATAGGTGGTGGTACTCCAACAGCAGAACTCATAGAGAGTCTTACTAATGAACAATGGTTTCTGATTAAAGAAAAAGTTAATGCCGAATGTGCATCATTCTAAATTGTAAACGCCTGTGGCAGCCAGGTCGTGTGCCTGGTGTACCCGCAGAAACGGGATTGTTGTGGTTAGTTTAATTAAAATACCGAAGCATGCCGGAGTTATGGGTAATAATCCCATACCACGCAATCGTTTTTAAAGGATTAATATGCCTAAGCAAAACTTCTCTGATCTATTTGCCACATATGCAGCCAATATATTAAATGAACCAATGGTAAAACTTTTAGCTGATGAACTTGGAGTTAGTTCTGATTCTCTGTTAAAACTTGGCTTGGGGTATCATCTGAAAGGTTACTCTCATGCTTATGTGATTCCAGAGCGAGATAATCAGGGTAATATTATTGGCCTAATGCAACGATATGCCGATGGTACAAAGACAATGGTTAAAGGCTCAAAACGTGGTTTAATTTATCAGACAAATCCTGAATTTTTAAAAGATGGAGAAAAATATGTTTCAGGGAAACACAATTGGGAACGAGTTTCAAAAGCCTTACCCTGTCCTATTTGTGGAAAAGCAGATGGATGCCTCGTTTCTGCTGCAAATCCACGAGATCCAAAAGCCGTTGTGTGTGTGCATATATCAGAAGGATCAATTAAACCACTCGAATTGGGATTTCTTCATATCCTTAAATCAGAAGGGAAGATACGCTCTGGTTTACAAGGAATCTTGCCACTTACCAAAAAGCCAATCATCGTGGTCGAAGGTCATTCTGATGCTGCGGCGGCTATGGACATGGGTTTCGTGGCTGTTGGTAGACCTTCGGCAGAAGGTGGTCAATCCCTATTACCCACTTTGCTCCGAGGACAAGAAGTAATTGTTATAGGTGACAATGATGCAGGTGCTGGTAAACGAGGTATGGAATCTGTATTTCAAACACTCAATTCTATATGTAAAAAAGTTACAAAAGTTTTACCACCATCACAGTTTAAAGATTTACGACAATGGAAGAATCAAATTAATTTAACCGAAACATCTTTTTTAGAATGGGTACAAGAATATGGTGACACTGGTGGCGATCCTAATATCCTTGAAGATGATGTTGCTCATACAATTGCAAAAACGTGGTTAGACAGGGAGAAATCAAAAGATGGTTTACCTACGATTCGATGCTATAAAAGTCAGTGGATTCAATTCAAAGATGGACACTATTCAGACTGCGATCGAGAAGGGTTTAGGGGTGATATTTACCATTTTCTTGACGGAAAGTTATATCCTAAAATTGACATCAAAGGGGGAATTAGCCTTGTACCATATAAACCTACCAGAGCTAAAGTTTCCGACATTATTGATGCCCTTAGCGATTGGTGTACGATCGAAAGAGATCCACCAGTATGGCTTAGGGATGTCAATTATCCCAATCCATCCGACTTAGTAGCTTTTAGGAATGGATTACTTGATGTTAATGAATATATTCAAGGGAAAGTAAAATTCTACGACCCTACACCAGCATTATTTAGTTTTAATATTTTACCATATAATTTTGATGAAAATGCTCATTCAGAACTATGGGAACAATTTTACAAGGATATATTTAATAATGAAAAGGATCAAATCAGATTACTTAGACAATGGTTCGGCTATAATTGTGTGCCAGATATGTCCTACGAAAAATTGTTGCTTTGTACTGGCCGTCCGAGATCTGGAAAAGGTACAGTCCTTAATACACTTGCCGCTATGCTTGGTAATAAACAGTGTGTGTCAACCTCGTTTCAAACTTTGTGTACCGAGTTTGGGTATCAACCCTTATTGGGTAAGTTGGCTGTATTACTCGGCGATGCCAAAGTTCCAAAGCAAAGGGAAGCAGAAGCTGCTTTAGAAAAAATTCTTCAAGTAGTTGGTGGAGATCCAGTAGGAATCAGAAGAATGTATTTGCCATATCTTCCACAAGTCTATTTACAAGCACGGTTTACAATCGCTATGAATGATCTTCCAAATATTCCTGATCAAGCTAATGCTTTAGAACCGAAATTAAATATCCTTTATTTCCAGAATTCTTATGTGGGTCGAGAGGATTTTACTTTAAAATCTAAACTACAAAAAGAAGCAAAAGAAGGAAAGTTAATTAATTTTGCACTTCAGGGATTAAAAGATCTGCGGCAAAGTGATGGATTCATTATACCACAACCAGCAAAATTATTATTAAGACAATTAAAAGAATTAACTACACCAGTATCATCATTTATAATGGATTGTTGCGAACTTCAACCACCCGATGTTCAAAAATCAGAAGATGAATATTATGTACTCATAGATCATCTTTATTTAGCATGGGAACATTGGTGTATAGAACAAGGTATTAAACCAGGAGTTAAAAGTCAATTTGGACGATGGTTTCTTGCTGCATGTCCTACTGCTGCACCGGCCAGAGTGAGATTAAAAGATAGGAGATATAAAATTTATAGAAAAGTACGTTTAGCAGATTGGGTTTATAAAACCTATTTAGGAATACAGAAATGAATAAATTATTTGCTTTTATTACTGCGTGGTTGTGTATTATCTGATTTTTAATGTTAAATTAATTATTTAAAAGGAGAAAATGAAATGAAGAAGTATCAAAGATTAATTGTCTGGTTATGTGTTTTAGGTCTTACAGTAATACTTGGTTGCTCGGCGTTTCAAGATGGGGTAACACCTTGTTATATTCCACCAGAAGTTATAGAATCTACTGGTTCAGAGATTCCTCTAATTTCCTGGATGCCATTTACGTCTTTGTTTGATGCAAAATATGTAAAAGCAAAATTAAAGTTTCAATATCTATTACATACTAATTTAATGGAAGCAAGTATTTTTGCATCAGAACAATTCCAACAAACTTTATTTTCACCAGAAGGGCCAATTGGATTACTTTTACCTACTTTAATGGGCGGAACTCTTGGTGCGTTCTTAATTTCAAAACCTGGGGACAAAAAGAAAATTGTAGAATTAGAAAATGGCAACACGCATACGAACTCGTAATGATCTAATTAATTGGCTTGAAAATAATGCTCCACGTAGAGCAATTGCTCGTGCCATACAAGAAGGTCAGGTTGAAAACTTGGGGGCATTTGAAGAAGTTGCACCAGATTTTCAACCTGGCTGGATTGTTAAAGTGACTTCAATACACAAGACTATTTGGTTTGTAGTTATTCATATTTGGCATAGAGAATTTAAAAGTTTCATTAGAAATGATGTCCCCTGGGAAAAGTGGATAGGGGAATTTGCAAACAACAAACTCTATCAAGGTGATAATTCATTACAGTATAAAGAATTGCGAGATGAAAAATCAACCGAATCCAATAATTAAAAGATACTCTGAACGAGTTAAAAAACGTAGATTGTTGTGGAAACAATTAGTAAATAAAATTCTTGTAGCAACATATGATTATATAAGTCAATTAGATAATTATGAAATAAGGAGAATTAAAAATGCCGGACAAAAGAGGCAGACGAAAAAATGAGGATCTGATTAAACTTGATGATGTACCTAAATTATTACTTGAACTCACTGGAGTAACACGATGTCGAGCTACAGTGTATCAATGGGTAAAAAAAGGTAGACTTAATTATACTAAATCAGCAATGATAAAATTGAAAGTAAGCACACGCTTGGGCCGGTACTACACTACAAGAGCGTGGGTCGAGGAATTTATAAGGGCAATTGCATGATGGAAAGATTAATAGCATTAATTATAATAGTCTATGTGAGTGTGCGATTAGCCCGTATAATAGAAGGGTGGTTCAGGAAATGAAAATCCGAATAAAAAATTTCTATTACATAAGTAATGCCCACGACACACTAACGATGAGAACCTTTAGAGAAGGTGTGCTCCCGATTCTGTGGAACAACAAAGGCTTGTATTGCATAATTTCAAGACAAAAAGTTCAAAATGTTTTTGATCTTATAACAGATAAAGCTAATTTGCCAGTATTAAATCAAAAGCAAGTGGATACTTTCTATTGGGATGATGGTGAACCGATTACTGCTAAGGCCGCAGCAATGTTACTTAGTTAATAATGCTACTATCAATGCAGTAATAGCTCCACCAGTAATAGTTATTAAAGGAATTGTCACTAACCAATGATGCTTTAGATGATTATCGAATTGCTCTTTTAAGGCTTTAAGTTTAGCATCTATGCAGATTAAATATTCTCGATTTGTTATTCGTTTTTCACTCATCTTGCAAACTTTTCCCTAAGTTTCTTTTCTGGTTTACCTTTCCTCAAAGCATATTTGCTCCATATTAATCTACGGAAATCATCATCTTCTTCTGTTGCAAGATCCCATGCTCCTTCTGCGGTTATAATTGCCTGTAATGGAATTTTCCCACCTGTCCATGCACCAACAGTACGAGCACCATATCTTGCTATTGTTCCTGGATCGCCTCTTTTAATTGCACTAATAAGTCTACCAGTTTCTACAAATGGTTCCTCAGCTATCATTCGTGTCGGCCCCCAATCACCAGTAGCTACATTATATGCCCATCGACCAACAAATACAAAAGGACACATCATATAGAATAATAGATCCTTAGCAACTTCTTCAACAGTTTGCGGTGGGCGACCACGAGTAATCATACCCAATATCATCGCTGGAATTACTTGCTGCATCAACAAACGATAACCTGCCATTGGTAAACTAATTTTTTTAGCTTTTGTTTCACCAAGAACATCATACCAGAACATATGAAAATTTTGATTAATCTGATTCTGAAAAACAGTCAAATTTCTTTCCAATTCATGACCCCTAAAAAAAGATGGTAGATCTACAGCTTTACCCATAGGTTGGGTATCTTCAACCACACCATCAGCGAATCTAATAGATTCTTCTTCAGACATTTCATGTCGTTGTGCCAATTGATACGCTGATGTCCACACAATTGTAGTTGTGTGCCGATCAATATAAGTAGCCATTCTCATTGATAATGGTGATAATTTTTGACCTTTATACATTTTTTGAATAGATTTCTGATTATAAACTTGTCGAAGATCTCTGTTCCAATCTCTTGTCCGAAGTAATTCTGATTTAGACATAGCTTCATCTTCAATCTGTTTATAATCTAATCCTATTGATGCTCGTTCAAGATTTGCCAATAGATTTGGAATCATACCTGGGTGAACTCCGGCAGCAGGAAAAAATGATATACCTTGTTTTGCTGCTGTGAGAATTTTAAAACCAAGTACAAAATGTATACCAGCCATCCTTAACCATCGTAATGATCTGGCAAGAGCAGAAGTATCATAAGCCGCTTGACCACGTATAGCATCCTGTAACCATTTATCAAATACTCGTATTCCATGTCCATAAGTAACATCATTAACAGCCGGTCTAAATTCCCTATTATTTAATATAGATCCAACTTCACTGGCAATTGGTGCCATTGTTTTAAATCGTTCTAATGCTCTGGCTGCACGAGCGTGAATTACAAATATATTCAATTCCAAATTACGTTGTGCTCCACGTTTTCGCTCAATTGTATGTTGTTGACCAGGTATAAATTTACTTTCAGTAAATTGTTGCATTAACCCTTCTAAAAAATTAGCATTTCCAAGATCGTTTTTGTCGGTAACAAAAGCTGTCATATAATTTTCTACTTTAGTCATTTGTGTTATACCATTAGCTTTTGCTATTGCTTCAAACTGCGGCCACTGTTGTTCAAAATAATTTTGAATTTCAGCAGCTACGAGCATTTCATTTTCTGTTGCTTCAACCGATTTTACAATTTTATCTATTTCTTCTATAGAAAATTCAGATTGTAAATGGTTTAATGTGTGAGGATTCTGTGCAAGTGCCCACACGCCAATACGTTCAGCCGTAGATAATTTATCTTTTACACCTATATCTTTTATTTCGTGCATCATAGCAGGAGCATCAATTTTAAGATCATTCATTGTTACTATGGCTGCTGCCATCGCTTCGCTAAAATTAACATTAGCTTTTGTATCAGCATCTTTAACCGGCTGATAAATATATCGTATAAATGGCCCATTATCTTCATAATTATCCAAAGCACGACAGAGCCGTTTTAATCTCGATGAATGTAAGAAATAATAACTTGTTCCAGCTTTCATTGTATAAAGAATTTTACGAAGTTTTTTCATATTACGTCTATCTCTACGAGTTAATGCTGGTTTCTGTTTTCTTTCTCGAAGTTTTGCGGTTAATTCAGATACAGGTGTAGGATCTGGGCCTTCTATCTCTATACCAGCATCTTTTGCTTCACGCTGTAAAGCAAGTATAATTTGCTCACGTTGAGCCGGAACCATAGTTTTCATAGATCGTAGACCTGTAATTTTTTCCATGAAGTCTCGGCGTTGACCTTCATTCCACCCTAAAAGATCAGGAATCTTATGACCTAAAGCAAGTGCTTTTTTCCTGGTCATTCGTTTCGGTTCAAGTGGTTTGGTTTCTTGTTCTAATAATGCTTCAATATTTTTCCTATTACGTCTAAGAAAAGCAAGTTCTGTTTTTTCCGCTTTTGAGCGATCTCCTACTGGTTTATTTTTTAAATCACGGTATCTTTTTTCGGCATTATCTAATCGCTGTTGTGTCTCTGTTGAATTAATACCGTATTGTTTACCAATAGCTTCATCTGGTGTTTCTGGTTTGATTTGATCTTTAACTTTATCAGTTACAACTTTTGGTTCGATGGGAATAGTCTCTGGTGTAACCGCTATTTCTTCACCTGTTGCCAGATTAAATACATAGCGTTCACCGTGTCGTCTACCAAGTTCTATAGCATTTTCTTCAGTAGGTACTACTTCTACAACATCAAGTACACTATTTTTATTATCCTTATCATACCAAGTCCCAATCTGTCGATTTGGTTGCAGTAATGAATCAACATGTGCGTTTCGGAATCTCAGTATATCTTCTGTAGTAATCTTTTGTTTACTAAGAGTTTCTGATTCTCCAATTCCTACTGGAAATCCTTCTTTTATAGCTCGACCACTATTCCATTCAATAGTTGAACCACCTTCTTTATTGTGCATATTGGAAATTGTCTCAGCTACTGTAAAATTATGAGCTTCAGGAATTGTTCTACCAGTATCAACTTGACGTGCCATTGTTACTGATTGACCTTTATCATAACCAGCATCAGCAAATTTCTTAGCTAATTTCATTCCTATATCACCAGCACGCATATCAACTATAGCTCCAGGTATTGGCAACATTGCCATAGCTTTTGTTGATTCTACCATTGTTCGCCATAGTCTATGGGCACGTTGTTTTAGATCAGCTTCACCAACAGGATAACCTTGATCACTAAAATAACTGGCAAGATCTTCAGCAATGATCATCACACCTTCTTGGGCTACTTCTTCAAAGACTTCCGCAGTTAAAATTTTACCATATTTCTTTGCAACTTGGCCCATTAGCTTAGTAATTGATTTTTGAATGATCTTATTTGCCCCCTGTCGTAAACCAGGGGTTAATTGCCCTACCTGAATCTGCTCTATAAGGGCATACGGCAAGGCAGCGATTCCTGCTATGATCTTAGAGGCTTTCTGATCAAAACCTTTATCTCGCATAGTAAGAAGCATTTCACCAGCACCTTGTTTATACCAAGCATATGTTGCACCGACTTTGAATCCTGCACCCATAGCTGCTGGTATTGTAATAATTTCTTCTGGAGCAAGTGCTTGTGGCCCTAATTGACCCGCTACAGTTGCAATAGCTGCTCCGCCAGCTATGGCTGGTAATGCTTGTCTACCACCTTCTACCATACCAGGTATAATACGAGCACTACCATATTGCATTTCAGTAAACCAATTCCCCTCAATGGGATCTAATTGATCCTTAGCTTGTTGTCGTTTCCATTCTGAATAAATAGCATCTGGTTCTCCCCTATCAAACATTACAGCTTCAAAATAAGCCTGATCAGTTAAAAATGATTCTCTGCCTCGTCTATGAGATTCTTGAAGTTTTTCAAAATGAGTTCTTGGTATTCGTATTGCATTAGCATCAATCCATCTTTTAGCTTCACCACTTTTTTCAAATGATTCACGAGTAAATGCTTTAGCTTCTATTGCATATTCACGCATACGATTCATATATGTATCATAGGCCAGATCAATCATTTCTTTAAAAGGTTTTTCTAATATAGGTGCTAAACCAATAGCTTCATTCTCTTTTTTCCACGCCTCGAAGCCAGTAAGTTCTGGTTCAGCTACTACTAATCCCGCTTCTACATTTTCTTTTTTCCAGGATTCAAAACTCATTCCCAATATCCAAGTTTAATGCCTTCTTTATATGCTTCTTCTGTACCTCTCCGGCGTAATGTTTCTGCTGATGGTCGAACTATTTCTGGTGCCGGTGGTGGTGGCCCACCAGGAAATGCAAACCAACGTCCTGTAGGTTTAGTTTTTGCTACTGATCTACCAAGTGGAGTGATCCCTTCTGCACCTGTTATTCTACGTCTCATTAATTTACCTATTTGACCAGGAGTTCGTAAAGCTCTTATTTCAACAATAGGTTGACGTTTTTCTTTATTTAACCACCATTCATCATATTTTTCATCTCCCATCATAAAAGCATCCCATTGCATATCTAATTGACGCTGACGTAAAGGATTAATAAAATTATAACCAATTTGTTCACGCCATTGGAGATATTGATTTATAATTCCTTGTTTAGTTTTTGGTTCTTTTCCTCTCCGAGTCCAAAATTCAGGAGTTGTTGGTGCAGCTTCAGCAAAATCTTCTATAGATCCCATTACTGCTGGTGAAGTTATTTGACTTATAGAAAATGGTGTTATTGTTGGTTCCGGTGGAAATACTAATCGTTCAGCTTCTGGCCCAAGTTGCATCCGTAAACCAGCTTCTTCTTCAGGAGCACGTTCACGTGGTTGTCTTATAAGTTGTTGAACACGTTGCCGTTCTTGTTGTTGCTGTCGTAATTGAGTTAAAGAATCAAATTCTAATTTTCTATATTTAGCATTTAATTTTGCTTTTGCAGTTTCAAATTTTCCACGATTAGAAAACCAAGATTTATTTAAAGCATCAGCTTCAATTTGCCACTGAGCTTGTAATGTATTTCTTATTTCATTTACCTGGGCGGCAGGTAATTCTTGAAATTGTAATCCTGGCATTTTATTCTATTCCTTCTCTTATCGGTTCAATATAATCATTATTATATAATACCTTATCACCTTCTTCATAAGCTGCACAAAGATAACCTATTATACATTGTTTAATCCAATCTCCAATTTGCATTATTGGATTTCCATCTTCATCTACTGGTATAGGATGTGCCAGTGGAAATCTTATTTTAAGTTTATCCCATTTAGCACTTGATATTGAAATTGTCATTTGAGGCATGCTATTTTCCTTATGAACTTGCTAATAAACCATGTGTTTCTAAAGCAGATAATATCAAATTGATAGTAGATATTACACCTGATAAATCACTTTCAAGTTTTGTTTCATCAATTGTGTCGCTACCAGCTAAATCTTGTGTCGTAGCATCAGCAATATGAGATTGTTGACTGGCAATAACTTGGGTTCCATTAACTTTATACGCATTAGCTATATTTAAATTTCCATTATGATCAAGTCGCATCCTTTCAGCAACACCATCATCATTAGTTTCTCTTGTAAACCATGCAAAAGCACTATTTTCTTGACCATCAGTAACATCAGTTAAAATTAAAGCAATTTTACCAGTTTCTTCAATCTGTCCAGCGTCATTTTCAATTCTAAAATTAATTGAAGCACCAATGTTATTAGCTGCTGTACCTGTAGTAAAACGATCAATCCTAAATATTTCTACTGTAGTATTTGTAGAAGATGGATTTATTAAAAGTCTTGCTGGAACGCCAGTTGTACTTTGGGCAACTAATCCATAATTAGTCCAACTTCTGGCATAAAGACCAACTTGACTGTAAGATTGAGCATAAACTGCTATTTGATCATTGCTTGCATTAGAACTACCAAAATAAGCTGTAACAGTAGAATCACCAGAAATCCAGGGAACATGAAATGGATAAGACGGATCACAACGAATACCAACATGACCAGAAGATTCTACTGTAATACCTTCAATTACACCTACAGATTGACCAGGTGAAATCTTAAATGGCTTACCAGCAGTAACGCTACTTATTCCAATAGCAAAATATACCGGACTCGCACTACCAACTTGAAATTCTATTTCAACATTACTGGTTCCAGTATTGGCAATTCTGATTCCAATCGGCCATGCTGCATTATCTTCAATATTAAGGAAATAATTAACAGTTGGATCTGCACCAACACCTAATCCAGTATCAAATCTGGCATAACCAGTACCAGATATATTTTCATTTCCAAAAGATATTGCACCACTGGTATCAGTAATAGATCCACCAGCTAATACAAGGGTATCTATGGTCATACCAGCAAATGTTGGACTTGCTCCAGTATCAATATCCTGTGGCGTAGATAATGTAATTGTACCATCACCATCATCAGTAACAAGAACTTGATTAACAGTTTGAGTTACCCAAGAAGCAAGATCTGCTGACTCTGCATTAGAGTCAGCATCAGTTGCAATCAATCTTAATGCTGATAATCCAGTTAGTGTTACACCAATAAATCTTGGTGAACTATCAAAACCTAATTTCTTATTCAGTTTCTGAATAGCTAAACGTGCACTAAGTGGATCATCTGGTTTTGTAGTTGGTGTTAAAGCCATATTATCTTATTGCTCCACCCGCTGCTCTTGCACCCGCACCAATAATTCCTGGCACTAAAATAGATTGAACCCAACTTGGGTGCTCAGGTGTACCTACATTCGTATAACCAGTTCTTGTCTCTGGTCGCTCCTCTAACAATCCACCTGGTGGTGTCCAAGTTCCCATCAATTCTCCTGGGCCAGCTTGTGGCCCTGTATATGGATCAAATTGCCATCCTTCGGGAATTCCACCCATACCAGCACTATAACCAGCACCAACGCCACCATAATCAGCACCATAGCCACCAGTAGTAGGTACCCCACCACCAGTTACTCCACGAGTAATTGTAGGCGTGGTACGGGCAGACGGAACAACGCTACCACTAATAGATCGTCTGCTTAATCTTTCCATTTCTGCTAAATATTCTTGTAAACTGATTTCTCTATTCTGCAATCTTTCTTGTAATCTCATTTGTTCGAGTGCTAAATTAAACTGTGTTTCAGCAGCACCTGCACGTTCCATATAACCAGCTTTAGCTCCCATAGCTTCCATTAGTCGTTGTGTTCGTATATCTTCAAGTTGAAGTCGTGCTGGCATACCTACTTCTTCTTCCCATTTTCTACCAGCACCTACACCAGCAGTAGTACCAGCTAATCCAGCACTAACCATACCCTGAGCCGTAGTTGCTAATGATTTTGTTCTTGCTCGTTCAAGCAATTCTAATTCAGCTTTGCCAAATTCACCACCAGGCTTATAACGCTGGATTATTCTATCAAGTAATTCTGTTATTTCACCAGTTTCTATTTTTGGTGCCGGGACATTAATCTGAGAAGGTGCAGCTAAAGATTCTTCATATCTTTTTCTAATTTCACTTATTCCACCACCATATAATTGGTTAAATATTCCGTTCATTTTAATCTCCCACTTGGTTTCAAGTCAATTAACAACTGTTCAAAAGCCCATGTTTCATCAGCAGTATTATTCTGTAATTTTATTCCCACATAAACATTTTTAATTTTTTTACGTATGTCACCACCTCTCCGCCTACCAGGAGCAGTTATAGTTCCTGATATATTCGGATTGGCATCAGCAGATAATTTTTCAAGAATTTCTTCTGCTGATTTAGCGACCCATACATCATATGTTATATCATCTGAATCAGATTGACTTCCGCCAGATGCTCCACCGGCAGTTATACAATTTAATCCAGTTAATTTTCCCGTTAATTTTGGATCTGGGGCCATAAGAATCGGGCCGAATGTTACATAACTATCAATAGCTGTATCCCCTGATGCTCCTGCATCATCATCTTTTGCATCTTCATCGAAATATCTAATGTAACCATCAGAACAACCTAAAATCAATCTCCGATAATCAACATCTGTGGCTTCATAATAAATTGCTGAATAAATTCCACATTCGTCAGGATATGTTTCTGGAAAAAATCCTTCAGTTCTCAGATCATAAAAATAATTAGAATTAGATCCATCTGATAATTTAGTTATAGCAATTACTATTCCTGCTCGTCTACGATCATAGACTAATACAATTCGGTAAGTAGATGGATCAACAGCTTCGTCCTTAACTAAATTTGGCAAATTAATTTCTGATACACAAACTGGTTTTCCAGGAATTGACGTTTTATAAAGTCCATTAGTTCCCCAAAACCAAAAATTTCCTTCATTATCAAAACACCAACTTTTTGGCCCATAAATACCTGTTGTTAAATCAAGTTCAAGAATAGATCCACTTTCTCTTGCATCTCCAGCTAAGTACCATATTGAATTTATGCAACCAAATATAAGATAATCATCTTTATATGGCATCAATGCAACTACACTATCTCCTATTTCACCAGCATCAGAACTTCCACCCATAACTGCTGCCTGAGCGTCTATTGAAGTATAAGCAAAGTCCCAGGGATTTGCTTGTCGTGGTTGATACCACTGATAAGGAAGTTCTGGATTACCAGATAAAGTAACTCGACCTCTATAATTACAAACTAATGTTGCTTGGTTCGGCATATCACCATAATCTAATGTAACTGAATTTGCATCTTTACAATCAGGATAATTTGTCCAATCATACCAATGCGGTGGACTTGTAACGGCTGATGGAGTAAAAGTAGCTGGATTCATAACAGCCGTAGTATCATCACTTGCAACTGTATTTGAAGTATCAAATGCTGTTGCATCTCCTCCATAATAAGCATGTCCATAAATTGCTGTTTTTGCTGTATTAACAAAATCAACAACCATATAAGCATAGTCGCCGCCTGTTTGATCTTGTATAAGAATATCGCCATGTGCTGGTGGATCAGTTAATGCTGAACAAGTTAATTTTGTATTTATAAAATCTGCTACTTTAAGATTGGTTTTATTCGTAATAAAAATTTTTCCATAAGCCTCTGCCATAGTTAATGGTAAAGAACAATCTATATCTTCTCTTGCTGCTGCTAATTCTTCCATTGTTCCAGCAGATGATTCATACCATACTTGATTACTACCTACAGCTACAAGTTGTTTAGTATGTGATTTATCTGTTGGAGTAACATTAGCTCTTAGAAGAAGTCCATACTCTTTAAAATAAATATCTAACGGTTGAGCAAGATCACTCCAAGATGAACCAGAATTAAGAGTGTAACAACCTTTTCCACCTGAATATCCACCGGCTGCTACACCACCCCAAGTATAATAATTAGATTGATCTCCACTAAGAGCCTTTAAAACTATAGCATAAGTCGTACCAGCAGTTAAATCTGCTGTAGAGGATAATACACAAATTTCCCAGGCATAATCTGTTCCTATATCTCCTTCAGCAATTGTACCTACTGCGATTTCGACATTATCTGGTCTGCCGTTACCATCTACGCCTTGTATACTAATTGTCAATGTACCAGGCGAATTGAGTTTTTTAACATAAACATCAACTTGATCAATAGTATGTGTTATGGCTGGTGTAAAAGTTTGTGCAAACCATTTTACATTATTTAAAATGGTAGCATTATCATCATCATAACCCGTACTAAAAGATTGTCTTAAAGGTGATGTCATTAATCTACTACCGTAACTGTGCAAATAGCTACTATGGGTACAGCATTAGCACCTATTTGTTGGTCATATCTTTTATCTAAACCTGGACGTTGACCACCACGTATTCGATTACCAAGAGTATCATATGGACGCATGTTTTTTATATCAGGTGATGTTGCAATTGGTTGTTCAGACGTAGCACGTCCTTTATCAACACCCTTTATTGGAAAAGGTATCTTCATCGTGTATCCTTACAACAAAATTATATAAAGACTGTAATTTACAGAATATTAATTATGCAATAGTTACAAGATCAAAGTTTGCTACTGCACCTTCTGCTCCTTGATTTACGTAAAGAACTGAATCACCAGCAGCTATACATCTAATGTAAATACAACCAGGTGCGTAAGTATCTGCTGCTTCTGCTTCAAGAACTGTATACGCAGATGTGCCATAACAAAGCAGAATACCTTTTTCAGTTTTAAATATAACCTGCACAGTTGTCGAAGGTGCTGGTGCTGGAACCATATTGTGATGCTCGTGAGCTAAATTAAATTCACTCATTTATATCTCCTTATTACGCCATATCCTTGACCGTTATTTTAGAATCCTTTTTACAAATCATGTTCTGTGGTTACATCTAACCACGTTCTTTCTCTTATATATCGTTTTCTATGATCCATAGATCCAAGTTTTCTTGGAGCAGATCTAATGTCTGCTGCATATGCTGCTGGAAGATCTTTCTTCATATACTTATTAACAAAACCAGCTACTATATCCTCAACATCTAATTCTGCTTGTGCAAGACATGCTGATTTAATTGCTTCATCAAATTTAAGACCTGCCGGATGAAGATTTCCAGGTGGTTCTAAGTAATAAACGCTATCAGTACTATCAGTAGGATCTTCACCAGAGTCAGAACTATCATCAACACCCAACCAATTTGCAACTGTTATTGTAAACGTGTCGCCAGCAAAATCAGTAACAAGAGCCTGAGAATTTTTTCCAGTCCCACTAATTATGTAAATTTTCCAGCCATTAAAATAATCATCTGGATAATATTTGGCAAAACTGGAATCTATTAATGTCGTTGCACTTCCACCAGATGATATTCCGGCAACCATTCTCAACTTATCAAAGAAAAGTGTATATGGAAATTCGAGAGTATCAGCAGCTACAGGCTGAGGATCTACAATAAGTTCCCATCTTCGCTTTGGCCCTGTTCCACCAGAAGTATATTCAACTGGTCGAATAGCAGCATATCTTGGATAACCAGTATTAACTGTTACTGCTCGTCTTGCTCGAATATATGCCTCATCACGCCACTCAATTACTGCTGAATGACTTGTATCTGCTATATAATGGATTTCACCATTTACTTCGCCACCAAAATTTTCAGCAAGAGGGTAACGAGCAATATCACCGCCTACTGTTTCAACTGGTGTAATAGCAAATGTAGAATTGGCTGCTGGATCAGTTCCACCAGGATTACCGTAAGCATCAAGCCAATCAAGCACATCAATAACTCCACCACTTGCAGTATAATCATCAATTTTAGCATAACTACCCGCACCTGTGCCAGTGAGAATGTAGATATACCAATCATTTAGATCATCATCGGAATCATAAGTAGTTTCAAGAGTAGCATCAGTTAAAGAAGTTGCATCAGCAGCATCGGCAGTACCAGTAATACGGGTAGCCGTAAGTATTACGCTCATTATTCTACGCATCCACCGCCAACCTTTAGGTGGAGCATCAGAAATAAACATTCTAATTCCATCATTTACAATTTTTTTGCATAAATCAAAATTATGTACATCTACTGGAATCATAGCTGATTCATTACCACCAGAACCGTAATAAGCTATACCAGCTTCACGAGCGACTCGTAAAATTAAATCATAAAAATTTAATGCTGATGTAGGTTCGGACATTATTTAATCTCTTTCATACTAAAAATTCTACAGATAGCTTCTTCATGTATTGGGCCACCAAGTGGTGTAATACCAGGTCTGTTTTCTGCTGATAAAGCAATGTGTCTATTTATACCATCTTTTAGAATTTTTGCTTCACGTTCATCTAAAATAATAGTATTATCTTCATAATTTAAAAGTGTTTTACCAAGTATAACAGCTTCAGCAATTTCTTCACCACTTCTAAATACGCCAGGTGCTCGAAGCCAAGCAGATAAATTTTCACGAAACGGATATATTTTTTCTTCTTTATCTGTAGCGTTTGGATCTTTCTGTGTTGGTTTAAGTACATTCATTTCAATCTTAAATTCAGTTAAATCTAATTCAAATTTTTCCATGGCTTTTCTCCATTAAATGTGGGTTAAAAAGGCCAAGTCACGCCCCACATTAAAGGAGCGTGACCGGCCAAAGATACAAATTATCCTTGAAGCATAAACAACGGGCCATTACCAGAGATGCTACCTGAAACAACATAACCAGCATACTGACAACTTTTAGCAGCCGGAATAGTTACACCAAGAGCAGTAGCACCATCAGAAATATTCCCAACATCATGCCAGAAACCACCGTTCTTTCCACCAGTATTGCCAAGATTGGCTTGTGGAGCAGCCCAAACTAATCCTTTAACCTGTACCCAAAAATAAGTATTCGCAGCAGTAATTTTTACTGCCGGAACTCCAGCTTTAGGATAATCCTGATGTGTTCCTGTTCTCAAAGCTGCATAGGGATTCTGATATGTCTCGCAAGCTGACGAGGTTGTAACTGCTTCTGTAAGTGGCCCATCAAGGTAGACTTTAAATAAAGCATTTGCATCAGCAGCATCATTACCAATAATTCCTCTGAATTGAGTATTATTAGTAGAACCATCGAAAATACAAATATAACCGCCACGCAACTCATCTTGTGTTAAAGCAGCATGAGTGGCCGCAGGAACAGTTACTTCCTTATCACCAACAGCCGCAGTTACAACAAATGTTGTATATGCTGTATAACCACTATAGGTAAACTCACAGCCTTGACCAGATATACAAGCTGCACTTGATTTTGCATATCTGAACTCACGTCCATCAGGTAAAACTACCCTATCACCGAGTTCCCAGTGAGGGGCTTTAGTCAAAGATGTTTCATAGATAAAACCCCAATCAGGGGCAGTTCTATGACCAACAAGGCTTTGAATACCCAATAAAACACTTTTCCATTTTCCTTTTGCCATAATTTTTTCTCCAAAAAGGGGCCAAAGAGCCAATTGCTCGGCCCCTTGAAAATTAATATTATTAGCTTGCCTTGTGCATTACAAAACCACAAGTACGTAGATTCAAACACAGATTGTTATGAGCACCATCAAGAAAGACCGTAAAGGTCGTATGTTGACCACGATCAGTCATAGGTTCTCCTTCTTCCATCCAGTAACCATCCTGGACATAAGGAATAAATTTTGCAAAGTCAATACAATAAATTGGTGTAAGACTTGCACTATCTAAATTCGGAATGTAGACCACTGGTAATCTGTTAATATAAACCAAACCACCATCATCCACTTTAAGGTTACTCAAAACATCTTTACCAGTATGACGATCATCTTTCTGATCAGCCAAATTCATCAATTCTGCCGCTGTATCAGAATCAGTATAGACCCGTTTCTGTGCTGTACGTTTATCTTGTGGATCATTAATAAATAACGGAGCTTTAAAACGAGTTTTCATAAAAGCTATCCGAAAACTCTTTAACATAGCATTGTCAATAGAAGTATAAATCGCACAGTAGTTTCGCCATTTAGCTTCCGTATTGGAATTAATGTTAGCACGTGTATACGAATAAGAAGCATCCTGGAATTTTACAGCTTGACCAAGAAAACCAGCACTTGAATTTACTGTACCACTGGTATCAGTATATGGAGTCAAGTAATAGGGAACGCCATATGGATATAAATCATCCGTAGAGCTTTCCGGAGTTTTCCAGGCTCTTTCCTCGATCAAATCAGCCAGCGACCAAAGACCATCAATCCTACGAACTTTCATAAGATTAATAAAACCTTTAGCTGAATTTTTATTCCTCATAATCTCTAAACGATCCCAGGAATAATTTGTGCCGATTTGAGTCCAGGGCACTTTAATAGTATGCATAACATCACCAACAGCAGGTTCATCAGTATCGAAAAGTCTCCGATACCGAGCATTACCTGTGTTATCCAACATAACTTTACGCTCGATCTGAGGGCCACCATCTACTTCCATTCGTTCTGTCTGATAGATACGACAAAATTCATAGTCTTGATTATCCCAAGCAACTTCAAATTCTTGCTTAGGAAGATCATTTAAGGTAATGGCAATAAGATCGGCTAAATCAGCATTTTTAACAGCCATTTTAATCCTTTCTTAAATACGATTATCCACCAAAAACTTTATTAAGTCTCTGAGTCGTGACACTTTCTAATTCCTGTTTTGTCTGGGGTTTTGTATCTCCAGGTTGAGCAGTACCAGAAGGTTTAAGAGTAAGATTCTTGCTACGTTCAGTAACTTTAGTTTTGATGTCCTCACGTATTACTTTTTCTCGTATTGGTTCAGTTACACTTAGATGAGCTAAATTCAATGCTTCATCTATTTTCATTTCCCGTCCGAGGGTACGAGCACCATTAATCATCTGATCCATCATTTCAACAACAGTCCACCGATTCATTTTTTGACCGGGAGTAAGACTACTCCAATCAATAGCATCTTTAGGTAATTCACCATAAAATTCTTTATAACCTTTTAATGTATCACTTTCAAAAAATGTTTCAATCTGCTGTTCAATTGCAGCAGCTTCCTGTTCAGCAGCCCGAATCTGTGCGGGATCCAAATTAGATGGTTGGCCCGTTGCCGGAGCAGATCTGGTTGCTTTAAGTGCTTGATTCTCATCAAATAGTGCTTTTTGCATATTTTGTTGAGATTCAACAAGATCAACAACAGGATCATTAGGATATTCTTTACGCAATTTTTCAATATCCATGCCTTTGAATTCAGGTTGCTTTTCTATTTTTTCTTTTGATTCCGGAGCAGACTTTGCAGCAATTTGTTCTTTTCGTACACGACCAAGTGCTGCAAAATCCCTTGATGATCTATTAAGTGCTTCATAAATATTGCCCAGTGTCCTTACTGTCAATTCAGGGTTAGCTTTATAAGCATTTTTAATATCTTCTTCTGTCCAACCCCTATGGATCGCCGCCCGAACATAAGCATCAGAAAGTTTTGAAACGTCTTTCTTTTTATCTTTATCTTTCTTTTTATCCTTATCTGTTCCGGCATCCTCATCCTTAGCTTTACTACTATCTTCCTTGTCTTTCTTTTCTCTATCTACTTTTGTTTCCACTCCAAGTTTAGCTTCTTCTTTTTTTTCTGCTGCGGTAGGGCCATCTTTATCATCAGTTTCATCTGCCGAACCATCATCTTTTTTCGGGGTAGAATCATCTGATTCTTCAGAAGGTTCTGGCGGCACTTCCAACTTCTCATGCGTTACAAAAGTTTTTTTAAGTCTTTCATCTGTTGCTTTTTCAAGATCTTCTTCTGCCTGAATTTCTTTAGCTTTATCCAGGATTACATCTGCTGCTTCTTGATCAGGACTTTCTAAATCTGATTCTATTTTTGAAACAGCTTCTTCTAATTCTTGTGAATTTTTTTCTGGTTTTAGCATATTATTTTTCCTTTATATCAAGCCGCCCACGACAAGTGGGGGTGGGTTAATTTCAGGATATTATTTCGCTCTTTTTCTTCCAGCAGCAGCCATTGCTTGGAATCGTTTCTTGCCGTATTTTTTACGACCGATGGCAGCAGCTACAGCACCAGGATCTATTGCACCACCAAGTCTTGCTGATTCTTTTACGGCTTTAAAACGTGGGCCTGCACCTGGTTTAGCTTTTGCAGCTACTCTTTTATATTTTTTTCTGGCTGCTCGTCTTTGTGCTAATGTACTTTTAGCCATTTATTTACACTCCTAAACGCACTCGATATATTTCTTTTTTTCCTAATTTTTTAATTTTTTGTGGCACTTTCCTGAATCCAGTTTTTTTTAAATATTTATCGTGTTGCCTAAATGAAGTAAATCTAATTCTTCCATCAGGTAAAACATCTATATCTGGAAATTGTTCACGATGTTCTTTTATTTGATCGGGGGAAATCGCCAATGAATCAGAAATATATTCATAATCACCAGGCATTATTTTTTTTCCAAATTAATTAATTTTGCTGCTACTTTTTTTTCTAATGCAGCTTGTCGAGCACGTGCTGCTTGCCGTCTAACTTCTTTTTTAACAGCAGCAAAAAATTTAGGTTTACTCCTAATTTCTATGGCTTCAATTAAAGTGCGTGCTGCACTTTCAACTTCCCACTTATCAAAACCATCTAATTTTTTCTGTTGTGTTACTTCTGGACTTGCCATTATCTTCTCCTTCCAGTTGGAGGAAATCTTCTTTTTGCGTAGGCTTTTTCACCATAATAGAGTTCTCTAAGTTTTCTCGCAACTTTTGCTTGTAAAGATTCTTCTTTCTTTTTTCTCTGTTGAGCTTTTTTAGCAGCAATCTTATGAGCTTCTGCAATATCTTTTCCTATTCTAAGTTGTCTTTCCAATTCTCTACCGTATTTTTGCCTTCTTATAGCCATTTTATAATCCCATTCTTTCAAACATTGCTGATTGACCTTCTGCTGCTCCCATTTGAACAGTTTGATTAAATTCTTGTCCTGGTGTCATTATAGTTCGTGTCTCTGGAAATCCCTCATTTTGTGCAATTGCATTTGGAGTAATCATAGAAGCTTTACCAGTATTTTGTGGGCCTTTTGCCATTATCATAGCCATTTTTCGTTCAAATTCTGGATCATCAAACCAATCTTGAACATCTTCTGTAATATCAAGTTGATTTGCAAGATCTGTAATTGCTCTTTGTACATTAAATGGAACACCCATTTGTATTGCTACCATTGCAGAATTCATTAATGCCGGTACAAGATTCACTCCAAATTCAACAATACGTCTGGATTTAATGGTCGGATCTAAACGTGACATTGATCTTGCTACAATTCTAAACGTAAACTTTAAAAAGTCACCTACTCTTTGTTCAGGTGTCAATCGTAATTGAATTTGTTCACCACCAGTTCTTCGTTTCGTTAGTGGAATATCAATTAATGGATCAGTATGTAAAAACCATGCAATCTTTCGACTAATCTCGGCTGTTTGGTCGTAAAGAATTCCTCGTGCATCTTCAATACTAACGTTTGCATTTGCTTGAAGAATTTGTGATCGTGTTGCGGTTTCACGACCTTTTGCTACTCTTGGAATATTACCAGCCATTTGATCAGGATTCCCAGATATGTAATTATACCATATTTGAAGTTCTTGTAACATCATTTCATTACTACGATTTTGTCCACCAAAAGACACAACTTGAATTCCTTTAGGATCTACAGAAGCTACACTATCACCATCTCTACTTTCAATTACATCTTGAGCTTCATCTGCTTGACCGGGATTATAAAGAAGAATATCTTTTTGTCTATCAGCCTGATCCATAGTCTTTTTGAATATTCTATTTGCCATTCTATGAAGATCATACCAAAGACTTACAGAAGCAACTGGTAGTGGATTATTTGGTACTGGTGGAGTAAATGACAAAAATGTATATGGGCCTTCTTTTGGGCCATAATAATCTTTCATCCGAATATATTTATCAAATGTAATTTGCATCGGATCAGGAATAGTTACTATAGCATTAGCTTCAGGAACCCACAATTCTACAATATCTACAAAATCTTGAAGTGTATACATTTCCATTTGAGCTATATTATTTTTTGTAATATCTTCAACTCTTTTATCTACATTATATTTAGATCGTGGTAGCTTTATTACTAAATCATGATCATATCCGTCAGTATCTAAAAGAAGTTGTCTTGGTGTTCGTATTCGATCGCCCAGGAAAGTTGCTTTTTCAAGTTCAGTACAAACAGGATCAATTACAAAATCATCAAGATCAACAAGGCCAGTGTAAATTCGTCCAGGATCTACTCGTATGTCACCGAATTGAAGCATTTCTCCACTGGCAGCTATACCTGTTTTAACAATACCCATTGCAAATATAGCATTAACAATCCAAGCTCGCAAAGTTTGTTTCAATTTAATATCACGTTCAGTTTTATCTACTGCTAATCCCAGTAATTCACCATATAATCTTTGTGGAGTAAAATCAGTAATAAGTTCATTAATTGGATTTTGCATAACTAAATTTGGCACCATTGTTTTAATAGTATGAAAAATCAAATTAATTGGCTCGTCACCACTTAATCCTTTTATCCCACAATAATATTGACCAACAAATTCTTTTACAAATATAGCTCTGGCACGTCTATACTGTTGCATCCTTTCAAATCCACGTTTTGCAACTTGTTGCACTTTTTGTGAAGTTACTTCTTCTGGCATTATTTTTTATCCTTATAACCTATACACTTTTTTCTCAAAATTCCATCACCCTTCACACCTTTTAGTCGCATCGTTTTCAATATGGGACAATCATTACGATGAATATATTTTTTACACTCAACTTTAGTTGCCATTATATTTATCCCCAATAGGCAACCAGCAATATTCATCAAATTTATGTCCAGCTTGATAAACACGTTTTTTAGCAGTTAATAAATGGAATCGTTTGCCCCGTTCTACTTCTATAATAACAGGTAAACTATCATCCAATTTATTTAATTTCTGTTTTAATTCTTTTACTGTAATCATGTTCCCCCATTATTAAAATCAAATCCCTTACGCCACGATTTAGACTTCGCTGCTTTTTTCTTTTTCATTATCTGTTCTCGTCTATAACCGCATGAATTATATGGTGCTTGTGCTCCTTTATATTTAGTTTTAGGTAATTCTTTATCATCAAGCGTCAACGCATCAGCTATCACAACATCACCATGAGTTTTTCTGGCTGATGCACTTTCCTCGACTAAACATGCCGGGCCAACTTTATTATCACCATAATGGATATATAATTTAGCTTGTTCTAAACCATATTCTGAATGATTTATATACCCACCATGTGCTAAAATTCTATCATATAATGACAATAATTGATATTTACTATCTTTACCTGTATGAAATCCATAACTCATCATTTTCTTATCAACGATTTGTCCAGGTTTCACTTTTCTATGGTAATAAGGATACTTAAATTCTCTTACAACTATTCGGCCAAAATCCCATCCAGGCCCATTATTTTCCCATCTTAAAAATGGTAAACTTCGTGGCTCTCGTCCACCAACCCAAATAGCTAAAGCAATAGCAATTCGTGCCATGTCATACGGTGGGGTATTAGCATCACGCCATTCTGCGATTTTTTCACCTGTTTCTTTACATTTAATTGAGATAACTGATTCAGATGCTCCCTGACCTTTACCAATATCAATCCCAAAAATATAAGTTTTACTCTGATCTGGTCGATCCATAATCAACATAGTCCAAACTCTTAACGGCCCTTTGCTACCTTTTTTTATTGATATTGCTCCGAGTTTTCGACCACGAATCAAATCATTGATCCTATCATTCGAAGTATTTGGTTTAAAATGTATATGATAACGTGTTCTTGGTTCTCTTGCAAATAAAGCTATATGTTTATCAATGTTGTGAATTGTAAAGAACGCATCGCCGGACTCAATATCTTGACGTAAAATTTCTCTTGCCATTTCTTTAGGTGATCTAACTGTTTCTTCATGATCGAACCAGGGCGATCTAATTTCGTATTTACCAGATTCTGTTTTACGAACATAACGTCCTTTGCCTTTTTCTGGATGTTCGTGAAATGGTAATACAAAAACTTTAATCTGTGCTGAATTTTTCCAGCGACTATATTCTGTACCAGCACCAGCAGGAGTTGAATTTACAATACGCATGAGTGCCACATCTCTGGTAGCCGATCTCATTAATTGTCCATGTTCAACTTTGGCAAATTCATCAAGTAATACTACTAAACGTCTGTCACCTGATCCTGCATGTTCCGTAGTTGACTCTCCATCAATACAACTACCATTCACCATATTTTTCATGTGCATTTTGGTACGATTTTTTTGTCCAAAGAGCACATTCGGTGGCAACATCCATTTAGGAAGCCATCCATTTATATAATCATGTTTCTGAAATAGTGCTTTCATATTTCCAGTTTGATCAACATAGTCCTGAGTACGTGACATCTCCAAAAGTTGACTCTCTGATCTGAATAACCAAAGCCAGTGCAAAAAGTCCACACACAACCAACTGGCTCCCATATCACGAGTTTTATCAATAAGAATATCAAGAGCTTCTTTTAGATGATATTCAAATTGATTACACAAATCATCCTGAATTTCCCAGGTTATAAATGGATTATGCGGTTGTATAGCTTCAGTTCTCTCGCCAGTTTCCGGATCTACGTCAAATTGGTGATAAGTCCAAGCAAAAGTATTTATCCAAAATATCAGTGATTCTCCACATGCAGCAAGCAAGTCACGCTGAAGAATTGGATCATGTTCTGCGGCACGAAGTAACTTCTCTCGCCATAGAATATTCTTTACTGGATCTTTTGGCACTTTAAGTCCAGTTCTGGGACACGTCCAGATTTCTGGAACATCAGGAAATGGGGTTTTTAACTGAGGCCTAATTATCTCAGTTTCCGCTATCATTCAAAACCTCATTAATTCTTTTCCTACCTTGTTCTGAGACTCTTTCTGCCACAGTTAGTTTTTCGTCACCCTCATCAAGTGCTGCTGGAGCTTTACCTTCCATTCTGTCAAAGATTAAACTCATGCAGCCTTTATCCGGAGAATAAATATACTCAGAAAGAGTACCATCTTTATTCGGTTTCATTTCCGTATACCCAAGTGCTCTTTTCCAAATCAACCGAGCAAGTGCCTCGGCTTTAGTGACCATCTTATCTTCAACATTATCAGGATGATCTATTATAAATTCAGTTTTTTCTTCGGCAATTTGTCTAATGAAAGATGATAATAATTTACCGGCTCTGGTTCTAATTCCTCGTTCTTTATCTGTCATTTTCTACGTATCTTCCTAACTGCCAATTTACGACCTTTACTTTCTTTTAGATGTCGAGACAATTCTGCTTCTGTCATTGATGCGGCTATTCGTCTGGCTACAGCACGTATTGGTTTTGTTGCGGTACCTCGTTTATGTGCTAATGCTGCACCCATTGCCCCACGTTGAGCTTCAGAAACAATAGGTGTATGTTTTCGTTTTGATTTCGGACAACCTTTTCCCGCCATTATTTTTTTCCTATTGCTGCTTGAAGTTCACGTTTTGTTGATTCAAGATCATGTTTTATACATACAATACAAACTTCTAAATTATCAAAGGCATCTTCAACAGAATTCGTTAGTATATTAGTTCCACCAATCTTGTAAATAAGATTCTCTAATCTCAATTGCATTGCTTTTCTTGATAATCTTGTCATAATTATTCTATATTTTCCAGGACTTTAATTGCATGATATTTATCAAGTGTTAATTTACATACTTCAGATCGTATAAAATAATTCATTCCCTCAGCGTAAGGATAATGCCAAGAACAAATACCAAGAATATTTCCATCTTTATCAAATAATGGGCAACCACTATTTCCTGCGTTTGCGGCACAATCAGTTATTATCATATTTTTTTGATGCGAATAATTATCGGGCATATTTATCGCAGAAACAATTCCTTTAGCTAAAACAGGGAAAACACCAAATGGATTTCCTAATATCCAAACTTCTTCTCCTACAATTGCGTTATCAAATTTTGCTTTAGATTCTTTTTCAATTGTTCTAATATAAATAATCCCAAGATCTGCTTCAGATTCTTCATACCAATTTACTGCTTTATGTCTCCTACCATCAGACCAAATAATCCAAACATCTTCGGCATTTTTTATCATGTGTCCTGCTGTAAGAATCAAATCATCGTCTATAAAAACTCCGCTACCTTGCCAACCATATCCATACATACCTTTAACTTCGATTTTTACAACTGTGGGTTGTGAATGTGGAACTAATTCTTGATATTTAGTAATTCCGAATACTATAATTACTATAATAATCCAGAATAGGATAGATCTAATTGATTGTTTTCGTTTTGTCATTTTAATCTCCTGGCATAGTCAAACGCCTGAGATATACATTTTTAGAACTCGTATCACCTTCAAAGTATAAGGTAGTTTTACCAATCGGTATTTTTATAATGATGGTTTTATCAGCAGGTGCGACCCATTCAATATTCGCTGCTGTAGATGTAACACCAGTTATACCTGCTAATACAGCCGTACCTATACCAGTAAGAGCATAAACAGCACCTGCAACAACTGTAAATGTCTTATCATCACCGGCAGTACCTGTCGCTACTGTCTGCCCTGATGCGACTACTGGAGCAGCTATATCTGGATGCGGTGGCACCCGATTACCAGCATTATCACTATGGTGTACTTCCATTTTAATCTCCCTGTTTTTGTATTTTATTAATAGATTTTATTTTGAATACATAATCATGTCTATTATGAAACACATTTTTCACACTTTTAACGATTTGTTTAAGTTCTACTATACCTTCAAATTCAAATTCTTTATCAAGTTGCTCATCAGTAAATGTTGGTTCGCTTCCTTCTGGAATATGAACATTATCTTGGCGTATAATTATAGATTCTATATATTGTTCAGTCATTCCGTTTTACTCCACGCTCAATTCTCATCTTATTCATTCGCTCTCTGGCTTTTCGTAATTCTATATCTCCTAAGTCACTCATTATCTTTTTTGGATCTAATAAATCAAGTAATTCTTTTCTAAACTGATAAAATGGCATATCTTTTTTCTCAAAGCCATCATAGAGTGCTCTGATAGCAGGTTCGGTTATTATTTTAGGTCTTGGCATGTGAGCAATTCTCCACGATCTAACTTTTCTTTAATTCTTTTATGCTTTCCTTCAAAAAATTTAAATTTCTCGTTACCTTCAAAGAATTTACACCTATAGTTTTTGTAATTTTTGCTTTTATCTATTGCACATTTAGGTCACCACACATCCATCCAAGCCGTACTTTTTGGATTCTCGATTCTTTCAGATCCTTCATAGTGAATACATTCTCCATAGTATTGTGCCATTATTCATCCCCCACATCATCTATAACCGTTGTAATTGGTATATTCGTTAAAACTCTTAAATTCCGTGTGGTTCCGAAATCTGTTACGTACATACGCATAATCTTCAATCCCCATCCTTCAGCATCTTTTCTCACACCTTCTAAGATCGCTTCTCGAATACCAGAAACGGCACAATTATCATAATCATTATGATTAATGTAATTAGCAACAATTCCCAGGGCCAACGTATACAGACTCTTATCGTAATCCTGTACTTTTAGTATCGCCTTTACAGGATCAGCTACACGGTACATAATCCCGCCACCAAAGCACAAATCCCGACCATCTTTCGTAAACACACTTTGTGCCCGGAGATCGATTACCTGGGGTGTAACTGTGATTTTTATACATTCTTGGATGAGGGGCCATGAGACATACCAACCGGGGGGTGTTAGCCGATACCGGCTTCCGAGGGTTACTCGTACACCGCCCTCATCCGGGTTTACGAGCCAGATTCGGGGGATCCAGCAAAATATCTTATCTATCAGAGAACTAAGCCATTCCATTGTATTTCCTTAGCACTTATGTTTATATGCTGCAACGGAATAAACTATACCGGCAATGAAAAAGGCCAATACAAAAATAATTGCAGGTGAGAAAACCAGAATAGTTGTAACTATCGCAGGGTCGATTAAGCCAAGACCAGCTATGAACCAGCCCCACTTGCAAGTATCTTCCTAAGCACGCAGCTTTCGGGTCGTATCCTGCCGTTGTAATTGTTCTCAATATGCGAACAAAAACATTCCCTTCTACTTATATACGCCGGTAACTACGATTTATGCAATTTCTTGGGGAATTTTTTCAGAATTTTTTTATTTTTACAAGATTCTTCGTGTAATTATGCTAATTATAGTGGTTATATTAGTTATGAACCGTTTATATGGGCCATCTTCTGTAGTATATATACTACATAAGACGAGGGATTTAATCTAGTTTGTCTATTTTGTCTAATTCGGGGATTTTCTATAGGATTTTGGATTCTAAGAAGGGTAAACCGGCTCCACGCCACCGATGGGTTAAGGGTAGTACGGGTAGGGGCAGCAAAATAGCATTACGATACTTGGCTTTTTCTTTTATAGTTATTGTAGCAATTGCAACGATTATAGTAATTATAGGACAGATGTAAAGTTTCCTTTACAAATCGGCATTTTTAGGCTCTGCGTGGGGGTTCCAAGACAATCCCCTTATAATAGTATTAGCAAAACCAATAATAATCAGACTACCCACTACATATAGTAGGTCTTAACTGTCCATAGCAGATATGTAGTTATGGACACTTAACGCCCTATTACATAAAGACTTATAATCGCCGTCCATAGTGTCCATAGATTTTCTCTATTGTAGCTTATATAAATATATGTTTTATTGTTTCCTCTAATAATTTACTTGACATATATTAGTGCATATAACTATAAATATAATTACTATATAGAAGTTTATATTAAATATCTATGGACAGCATGGACACTTAACCATAAATCCTGTATTTATAACAGGTTACCTGTCCATAGCACTTTCAAATATCTACGGACACACTGGGACAAATTACCATAACCCATTATCCTATAAAAGTTTATCTGTCCATAGTAAAAATTTTTATAAAAACACTTGACAGCAGACTATTTATATGTTATACTTTATATATGGAAAACCTGCTACTCTACATAATACTGATAGCGTTGGCGATGGTAATTGTCGCTGGAGTATTAATCCACATAGAGGAGAACAAATGAATCTCAAACAGATAGAGAAATTGTCGCCAGTAGAAATTAGTCGCAAAGCAGGATTATATTACGATGGCGAATATGATGCTGAGGAAAAGCATATCACCGTAGACAACAATTTATCAGAACAACGGGAAATAATAGTTTTACTCCACGAGATAGGGCACGCAATACACCATAAAAGTGGTTGTAAATGTATAAGTCAACAAAATCATACGTTGGCAGAATACCACACTTATAGGTTTATTATGAAATTCGCAGAAATTGACCATAGGTTAATTGATGGACTAATAGAGGACGTAACGATAGGATTAAACTGTTCAAATTCTTATCGCACAGCAGCAAAACGGATAATAGCATTAAAGTCCTGGAAAAAACTGGTAGAACAGCTATAATGTTACCGAAACACATTTGGATATTGACGTTTTTAGCGTATTTGTGTCTATTATAATAGTACTACTTCTCCTATAAAATGCCCTTGCTTGGTTTAATTAAGACCATAGCGTTCAATCGCAAGCAAGGGTTTATGAACTGTCTAATAACAAAACAAGGTAAAGTAATCGAATGTAATGGTGGAACACCCCACGAAGTTATTTGTGTGGGTACGTTAAAAATCACGTTAAAGAAATTCTTGACGAAGCAATCAGGTATACGTATCAAAAGAAAATGGCCGAATTCTGAAGCATTGGCCATTGAGTATTATGATAAACCGTCCGAAGCACAATTACGGGTTATTCGCAAAATACTGCGTCAAGATGATTATTATACAGTGGTGCTAAACCTACGGACGATAAGCAAGTTTCGGCCAATTAGAGGGTTTCAAGTATAATGCCAGAATTGATTTGCGATAATTGTAATTCTGAAATAGACGATATTAACCGTATTGACATAGACGGTAAGATTATTTGTCGCCCGTGTTACGAAAACGATTATATCGAATGTGATGATTGTGGAAAAGCTATTTTAATTGACTATGCAGAATCCTACGATAGTATATATTATTGTAATGAATGTTTTGAAGTAAAGTTTGATAGATGCTATGATTGTAGGGAAACATATCCTTCAGGTGAATTAGTCCGTTCTCATATTACGAATGAAGTCTATTGTAGAAATTGTTTTGAAGAAATTTTTATATTTTGCTATGGTTGTGAATGTGAAGTTTTTAGTCATGATGCTTATTACAATGAACATGATGGTAATTACTATTGCGAAAATTGTTATAGTGAATGTTGTGAAATAGACAGTGTTTATCATTATGATTATCGACCAGACTCTTTTACATATTATCGCAGTAAAAATGAATCGAAAAACAACAACCAAAGTAAAAACCTCTATTATGGTATCGAATTAGAAGTAGAAAACGAAAGTAATGTTGATATGGCAGATGTTGTTGATAATTTACCAGAATTTGTTTATGCCAAACAAGATGGTAGCTTAACTTATGGTTTTGAAATTGTTTCTAATCCCACAACGTACCAATGGTTAAAAGAAAATACTGCACAATGGTTAAGAATACTTGATATACGAAAAAAAGGTTTTCGTAGTTATAATACGAATACTTGCGGTATTCATATCCATTTATCGAAAAATTATTTTAGCAGTTTGCACTTGTATAAATTTTTAACAGTGTTTTATAAACCGGAAAATGCAAAGTTTATTCTGAGAATTAGTCAAAGAGTAAAAAGCAATTTTGACCGTTGGGCTACTTTATGTGAACGACCAAACGATAAAAATATATATTATAAAGCAAAAAACAAAACTGGTAACTTGGAAAGATATAGTGCAATTAATTTGCAAAACCCACATACTATTGAAATCAGGATTTTTAGAGGAACTCTTAACCCACGTAGTTTTTGGAAAAATATAGAATTTCTACAAGCAATAATTGATTTTACAAAAATTACATCGTTAAATGAAATTGACGAACCACACTTTTTGACATTTGTGTATAACCGCAAACAAGAATATATCAACCTACACAACTGGTTATGGGATAAAAAGTTTTATGAGAATAGCTTGAACGAATAATGTGCTTAGCTATATTAAAACCTGCCAATGAACATATTATAAAACGCCGTTTACGTCAAGGTTTTCAAGAAAACCCCGATGGTGCGGGTTTTATGTATGTTAAAAACGGTCAATTAAAAATAGATAAAGGTTATTTTAGCTTTCGCAGTTTTTACAAAGCATATCGACAAGCAGAACAAAAGTGCCCTGATAGCAATTTTGTTATACATTTTAGAATTGCGACATCAGGGAAAATTTCTTCAAAGCATTGTCATCCATTCTTAATCAATACAACTGTTGCGTTTGTTCACAACGGTATATTCGCTAAACTTGGTAACAAAGTAAAATCAGATACACAACATTTTAATAATGATTATCTACGATATATGCCACCAGATTTTATCCATAATAAAAAGTCAATAAGATTTTTAGAAAAATACTGCGGTTGGTTTAATAAACTAATTTTTTTGAACAACAAAAATGAATATTTAATCGTAAATGAATCGGCTGGACGATGGTTAGATAATATTTGGTTTTCTAATATCATTGAAACTTCAATCGGTTTTAGTGTTACAACTAATTATGCCACAGAAATAGAAGATAACGATTGGGGTGAATGTGCTATTTGCACAGGATATTATCCAACTCAACAAATGCAAGAAACAGAAAACGGTCAAGTTATTTGTGAATTTTGTTTTACAAAAAAATTTGGTGGTTTTCGCCAAGAAGTATGTTACGGATGTGGACAACTTCTTGATATTTATGATACTGGTGATGATTGTCCATACTGCGGAGCAGATTTGAAATACAAGGTAGTTTAATACCCATTGACCAAACTTCGGTCATTACAACTAATCCTACGCAGCCGAATTTTTGTCCGATAATAGAAAATCGCTATTTTTAACATAATTTTGATTTTAGGTATTGACAAAAGAAAACAAATTTN